CGCCGAAGTGTCCTGAATCGGCGCGCATCGCGCATCTACCCATCACACATCTTTCGACAGAGAGTCGCCATGCAATATTCCCCTTATCATCCCTTGCGAAAATACACCTCTCCCGTCTTCGATCCCCTCAGCACCACCGCGGCAGCGCTTGCCACTCTCGGCGGCGGCAGCGCCGCAACCGGCGGCGCGATGGCGCTCACCGGCATCGGCGCCGGCATTTCGGCGGCTAACACAATCGCTGGCGGCAACTACGCGGCGCAAGCCGGGCAGATGAAGCAGGCCGAGGCCAACTTCGAGGCCGACCAGGATGTATCCAACGCGGCTGGCGATACCGCCGCCGCGCAGCGCCAGGCGATCGACGTCAACCAGAAGGCCAGCCTGCTGCGCTCCTCCGCGGTCGCGAACGCCGCCGCCAGCGGCATCAATGCCGGCGCCGGTAGCGCACTCACCAACCAGGCGCAGATCGTCGGGCGCGGCAATTACCAAGCTCGAATGGAATTGTGGTCGGGCCAGAACCAAGCGACCGGCGCCATGAACCAGGCAGCCGCCAAGCGATACACCGGCTACATGGACCTGCTCGGCGGCGAGGAGGCGCAACGTGCCTCCTCCCTCAACGCGCTCTCCACCATTGCGGGCGGCGGCGCTTCCTTCCTGCGGATGTTCGGCAGTCGAGGGCCGAACTGACCCGCCACGCAAAGTCGCATCGACCGGACAACACGACTGGCCGCACGGCGGGGTTCCCCGCTCGATCTTCATTGAACATATGAGCTTGCCCCACCATGCCCAAAATTCCCACGCCCGAAGAGCTCGGCGGCCTCTTGCGCATGCCCGGCTCGCGCCCGATCGGCCGCTATGACGTGTCGCCCTACGCACAGGGCGCCCAGCAGATCGCCGACGCCGGCGTGCGCCTTGGCCAGGCCGTCGAAGACGTTGGTAAGGCCGCCTATAGGGCGGCGGACCGGCAGCGCAAGCTCACCGAAGCCACGGTCGCGAGCACGTACATCAATGGCAGGCTGCTTTCGGCGCGCGAGCGGTTCCGGAACGATCCCGACCACGCGACACTGCCACAGCGCTGGCAGGACGAAGCCGGTGCAATCGTCGAGGACGGCCTTTCCCTTGTCTCCGATGAGGGCCTGCGCCAGCACGTCGGCGAGCAGATCACTCCCGCGCTCCGGCAGGAGCATGCGGCGATCCAGGATCAGGCCTTCCGCGGCGCGGCGGATGCCCATGCGGCGAATCGGGAAGGATTCCTGCAGCACGTGCTGCGGCATATCACCCTCGATCCCAGTGACGCCACCACCACTGGTGCGATCGACTCCTACCATGCCAATGTCGACGACGCGGTCGCCCGAGGATACCTGACGCCGGAGCAAGCCGCAGCCGAGAAACGCGGCGCCGCGCTGCGGCTCGTCACGGCCGAGTATGGCCTGATGGCGCGCCGCGACCCAGAGCGCGCCACGCGGGAGCTAAGCTCGCCACAGAACGCCGATCCGCTGGTTGGGCACCTGCCCCAGGAACAGAGGGATGCGCTGATCCGCGATGCGCAGCGGCGGCAGGACGGCGCCCGTGCGGACGCCGCGCGCACGACCGTGCTCGCCCAGCAGCAGGCCCAGCGCGCGTCGGATGAAGCCGAACACACCACCATCAAGGATTTGTTCTCCGGGAGCCCGTCGATCACCAGCGACGCAATCCTGAATAACACTGCGCTGAAGGACGACGCCAAGGAACGCATGCTCGGCGCAATCGCGCGTTCGACGCAGCCGGAGCCGCCGGCCGAAGGATCAAGAGCTGCGGCCTGGGGACTCATTGGCCGCATCCGGCTGGAGCACGGCGATGAGGAAAAGATTGTTGGCATAGGCCCCATCGTGGACGCCTACAACGCGGGTACGCTGAGAAACGCGGACTTCAACTTCATCACGAAGAAGCTCGCCGGAGTGCAGACGCCGGAAGGCGATGCAATCTCCGCCCGTAGGCAAGAATTCATGAAGAGCGTCGAACCGCTAACTGATATTGACGTTCTTACCGATCCCATGGGCGGCGGCACCACCAGAAGCAAATCGCAGCTGTATCTCCTGGAGCGCGATCTTGATCAAAAGATCGACCGCTACCGGCAGGATGGTGGGGACCCGTTCGACCTCTTTGATCCCTCCAAGCCCGAATACGTAGGCAGGCCCGAAGCACTTTTGCCTTATGTCGACCAGGCGCTCATTCAGCTCGCCGCCAACGGCGATCATAAGCCCACGGCCGATACGACCGCGGACAACCAGACCGACGTTGGCAGCAGCGGACCCTCGGAGGGTACGGATTTTGGCCCGTATGCGGGACTCCTTGACGCATTTCGCGAGCCGCCCGGAGAACCACCTTCGGAACCTGTCCCAGCTGGTATCCCCAGGACCGGTCCTAAAATTGTACTCGATGCCCTCAGATGGCTTTGGTCTAAGATCCCGAAGCTCCCGCCTCGCACACCTGATCCGCCGCCCCGGCCAAATCAGCTACCGATACCCCCGATCCTGCCGCCGCCAAACCAGCCCGGACCACCGCGTAGACCGCAAATCGGCGGCAGCCCAACATCAATCCATCCGGGAAAGCAGGACAAGCATATTGTTGGCGCAAACAACTATGAGCCCGGCAATAGCATCTTGACCGATCCGGATCCCCAGGGCCTATTAGACAAATTCGCCGGAACCGGAACACCTTTGAAGCAGGTACCATTCGGTCGATCTGGCTTTAGAGAACGGGTCGATTTCGGCAAAGTCATCGGTAATTACGTCGATAGAGACACTGGCGTAGTGACGCCAACGACCAAGGGGGTCATTCACTATAGCAAGACAGGAGCACATATTGTTCCTTCGCGACCATGACCTCATAGGAGAATAGAGAATGACAACGCTCCCTTCCTACAGCCCGGCTGTAGTCCTCTCCGTTAATCGAGGGCTTTGGGGTCTTGTATCCCGCAATCTTCGAGCAGTGAACGTGGAATATCAGGAAGCTGACATACATCTATACTGCTATTTCGATGGCGCTATCTCCGAGGATGATGAGGAAGCTATGAGTGAGGTAGGCACGTCCGTGGCAGCAGACTTCCCCGATCATACAGTACACGAGCATTGCATCAGAATCGATGCACCCGAGCGCATACCGGCTTCCGAGGCGCATCACCTTGTATTCAAAAGAATGGAAAAGGAGTAATCTATTTCAAATGGCAAACCCATTAACAATGAAAAATAGGTTTCTCACGGAGAACAGCATGCCCTTCTCGATGCCGCCAGATGTCGTCGCTGGTGAATGGAACGGCGACCCATTTGTGTTTCGTTACGACGAGGCTTGGCTGCTTTGCGGTGGTGCGTGGAAGGAGATTCATCCCGACTTGATAGCGCGAGACGGCCGAGTTCTATCCGGCTGAAGCGCTCTTGGCGGAATTCGGACCGTTGCCGCCGCTGCCGGCAGAAGCGTTCCATGAGTCGTCGCGGCCGTCTGGAGGACCGCGCAGAATTTCTTGAACGATTTGCTGCTGCAATGGTTCCATCAGGGCAACCGAACGGAGTAGCGCCGAACTGCAGTGCCGCGCTTTTGGATGGCACGTCTCGCCTCGATCCCCACTTCGAAAAACTCGTGTTTAGCGAGTGTCCGACAATGTTCGAGGCTGTCCATTGGAATGTTGTCGGCGACGACCTGCCGACCGCGCTCCGTTAGGATGTGGGGCTTATGGATTTTCAGCCACCAAAGAAAGATCGATTCCTCGTCACTCGGAGGTTCGCCGCAGAGTTCACGGCCTAATATTGCAAAAAGGATGAACAGTTCCGAAAGTGCCGGGTTGAACTCAATGACTGAATCCCCGTCCTTGTCTGCATGCTTGAAGAAGTTGGCGTGCTTCCTGATGGTTGCGTTGAATTCGCGTCGATACTCGTCCTTAACAAGTACGGAATCAAAGAGCAGATCGCGCCGATTTGGGTCACGTCTCTTGCTAATAGCGTGGATAACTTCGTATGCAGCATATGCGAGCGCGTGCACCGAAACGGGATCGCCGTCGTTGAACCAGAGCGTTATCGCTGTCCGAAGCTGCCTGCGTGCGGCGTCCAGCTTGCCAATCCGGATAGCGGTCGCGCTCATCTCCAACTCACCTGATACGATAAGAGACTTCTGACTCCAGAAGTTCGTGCAGACATTTCTGTACACCGAGCCCCTGCCGCATCAGCAAAGTTCGCAATGCTGAGGATCAAGGCGTTCAAAACCTGGGCGCCGTAGCTCAAGCCGCGTGCCGCCCAACATCAAATGCTGAGTCGTTCAATTCCAATCTGACAGGCTCACACTTGAGCAATAGTCGTGCGCCGTCGTGCGCGACTCTGCGCGGCGTGGATTTCGTCCATCCCCCCACCAACCCCAACCGGAGACCCACCCCATGCCTGCACTCACCCAAGACAACGTCCTCCTCTGGCTTCACGGCCGCCGCGTCGGGCTCGTCGGCGACGGCAGTTTCAGCGCCTCGTCCGGGCTCATGGTCGACAACCAGCTGGTCGGCGGCAAGCGCGGGCCGGTCGTCTCGCAGCTCGCGGCGGGCAACAACGGCGTCGGCAGCGTCGGCTTCCCGGCGGCGGTCGACGGCGATGTGGTGCTGTTCGCGCTCGATCTTACGACGCCCGCCAATGTCACGTCGAGCTTCGAGGCCGTCATCTCGACGGCCGGCCAGATCAGGCAGACCTCGGCGTCGAACCTGAGCGGCAAGAACATCTTCTTCCAGATCCAGCCTGCCTCCTGACGGACATCCGCCATGCATCGCTATCGCGAATTCGGAGTGGTCAGCGAACAGGACGAGCTCTTCCGCCGCGCCTTTCGCGACGGCTTCAAGCGCGCGGGCCTGTCGTACGCGCAGTTCCTCGACGCGCTCGCGTGGTATCGCGACCATGCGCCGCCCGGGGCCGACGAGGCGCAGCTCGCTTTGTCGTTCAAGACGTTCGCGGCCGACCGCGGATGGCCGGCCGCGCTGTGCGACGGCGTGGTCGACCTCTACGGCGCCATCCGGGACAACGGCCCGGCCGCAGTGACGACGACGCCGCGTCCGGACGACGACCGCGCCATGCTCGCGCGCGCCGACGCGCTGTTGCGCAGCGATCCGGCCCGCTACTGGGGCGACGGCGAGCTGCAGGATGCCGCCTTCGAGGCGCGCGAGCGCCTCGGCGAGGGGGCGCCTGCGCAGGACAGCGCAACGCCGCACGGGTCCGGCGCCGACCGGCAGCGGATCGGCGAGATCGAGGCCCTGCTCCGCGACCCGAGCGGCGACGGCCAGCGCCGCTATTGGGGCGACGCCGGCCTGCGGGCGGACTACGCCCAGGCGCTCGCGCGGGTGCATGGCGGCGGCGGCGCCGAGGTCGCGGGCGATGGCGGATCGCCGGGCGGGCCGGGATCGGGTGGCGCGGAGAACGGCGCCGTTTCGACGTAGTGTGGGGAAAGGCGCGCTCTTCGCGCCGTGCCCACGCGGACGTACCGCGCGGGGGTTCAACGTGGGCACGCTTCGCTTTGCCCACCCTACGACCGCGCGCGTTCTCAATTCAACGCATCCAACACATCACGCGGACCCGATCCCCGCGCCGGGATCGCGCGCCGCTATTTCTTCGGCGCAGAAGGACAGCTTCACAATGAATGCAGCCGCAGCAACGAAATCGAACAAGAAGGCCGAGACACGGGACGCAGCGCTTAGCGCCGACACGCCCGCGCCCGCGACACCGCAGGCTCCCGAAGCCGCGCGGCCGATACCGCCGATCCCCCAGGGCGCCATGCAGGATGCCGCCTATGCGCGCAACTGGTGGCGGGTGGTGATCGATCGCGAGCGCACGCCCTATGAGAACATGCTCGACGACGTGGCGGTGTGGGGGCCGAATGAACCGAAGCTGCGCGCCGGCGATCTCGTCGAGGTGGTGGACGAGCAGTCGACGCTGTTCGCGCTGCTCTATCTCGTCGAGCACGTGCCGGCCAGGTACATCCGCTTTGCCGAGCTGATCAAGGCGCCGCTCGGCGGCGTCGCGGTCGGCCAGGTCGAGGCGCGCGGCCATCATTATGCCCAGTGGCGCGGCCCCGCCAAGCGCTGGTGCATCATCGGGCCGACCGGGACCGTGGTGCGCGACGGCATCCTCTCCAAGGACGAGGCCGAGCGCGACGTGACGACCCGCAACATGCCGACCAGCATGGCGTTCGTCAGCCATCCGCGCATGTAGCGCGCGCCGTGCGCGGCGTGCCGGCGCAAACGAAACCGCAACAGACGAGGTGATCAATGCTGGGCAATCGGTTTGCGCCCACGCCGCGCTACGCGCTGGCGCCCGATAACGAAAGCGGCGCGGCGCGCGAGCGCAGCGCCGCCCGCGCCGAGGTTAGCGGCAACCCCGCGCGCGTCGAGTCGAACTCCGCAGGCGGTGCGCCTGCTGGAGCCAGTGCCGCCGCGCCGGCCGCCGCCCTGGCTACTCTAGACAATGCGGCGGTAGCAAATACAACGGTGGACGACGCATCGCTACCGCGAGCCGATGCGCCACCGCCCGCACCGAAAGGCTTTCCGGATACCTGGCGCCAGGACCTCGCGGGCGGCGACAAGACTTTTCGCAAGACGCTCGATCGGTTCGACAGCCCCGCCGCGCTCGCCAAGGCCTATCGCGAACTCACCGCACGGCTTTCCTCCGGCGAGTTGCGGTCGACCAAGCCGCCGCCCGAAACCGCAGCACCCGAACAAATTGCGGCCTGGCGCGCCGAACACGGCCTGCCAGATGGTGCCGCCGCTTACGTCGACAGCCTCCAACTCGGCGACGGCGCGAAAATGGGGAAAGGCGAAAAGGCGCTGCTCGCCTCGTTTGCCGAGCAGGCCATGAAGGGCCACTGGACGGCCACGCAATACAACCAGGCGGTCGGCTGGTACTTCGACCTGCAGGGCCGGATGGCGGCTCAACGCGACGAGGCGGACGCCGCATTCAAGCACAATTCATCAGCCGAACTGATGCGCGAATGGGGCCACGACTACGTGGTCAACCGCAACGCCATCGCGCAATTCTTCGATCGGAGCTTTCCCAAGGACTTCACCGACGCCCTGCTCGAAGCCCGCCTGCCGGACGGCCGCGCCCTCGCCAATCATCCGACCTTCAACAAGGCAATCCTCGAGGTGGCGAAGACCATCAATCCGTCGGGCACCATGCTGCCGAACACGTCCGGCAGCGGCCTCTCCAATGTGGAAAGCCGGATCGCCGAGATCGAAGGAAAATATATGCGCGCAACCCACGGCTCCGATTCCTGGAAGAGTTACTGGACCGGCGATGCGGGTGCCCGCATGCAGCAGGAATATCGCGGGCTCCTCGCGTCGCGCGAACAATCGCGGCGCGGCCGGGCGGGGTAGCCGGCAGGCTTCGCTCAACGCCGCGCGGCTGACGCCTTCACGGATCGCTTGAGCGATGTCGGGGCGCGCTGCGCCTTCGGGGCTTTCAGCGCAGTCTCGAGATCGTGGAGATGCTTTCGGGTCGCGACCTGCGCATCGGCCTCGATGGCGCGATAGCGCTCGACCAGTTGCTGACCGAAGGCGGTGAGGATCGCGCCGCCCCCGTGGGCGCCGCCCGGTTGCGCGGCGATCACCGGATCGCGAAAGCAGTTGTTCATGTCGTCGACCAGGAGCCAGGCACGCCGGTACGACATGCCGAGATGCCGCCCGGCCTGGGAAATCGAACCGGTGTTCGCGATCGCTTCCAGCAGGCGAATCTTGCCCGGCCCCAATGCACGGCCGCTGCCCAAATCAACTCTCAGCGTCAGTTTTGGCGTATCCATGAGCCGCGCCCCGAAGATTGAATCGGCGCACAATAGCATTTTCGCTGATTGTTGAGGCCGCCCGGTGGAAATCCGCGGGCCGCCCAATCGGCGCCCTTAACCAATTCACGAGCACGATCGGGTAACCCGCCTGATGGCGGATCGGCGCAGTCTCGCTTTGGCATGCGCGGATCTCGGCACGACGGCCCCGAGCGGCTCGCCCTTCACCCGCCAACGGAAAGCCCTGTGGGGCAAGTGACGGCGCCGGCCCGCAGACCCAGTCCGCGGACCGGCCAACCCCGAACATGCGCCCGCAGACAACCGGAACGGAGGCATCGCAACGATGATCATCAAGGACTGGATCAATGGCCGACTCGGCATTCCAAATCCAGTACCGCCAGGAGTTCATCGCCCAGTTCGAGCAGGGCCAGTCATGGCTGCGTAACGTCTGCACGACTGAAGCGGTGATCAAAGGCAACCAGGCGATGTTCCTGGTGGCCGGCTCCGGCGGTGCGACCGCCGTCACGCGCGGATTGAACGGCAATATTCCGCCGCGCGTCGACAGCCTGACCCAAGTACCCGCCACTCTGGTCGAGTGGCACGACAAACCCCAGCGCACCGAGTTCAACATCTTCGCCAGCCAGGGCGACGGCCGCCGCATCATGCAGATGTCGACCGTCAAGGTGCTCAACCGGAAGATCGACCAGGATATCCTGGGGATGCTTTCCGGGGCGTCGGGCACTCTCGGCTCGGCGCAGGCGATGACGCTGGCGATCGCGACGCGCGCGCTGGCGCATCTCGACCTGCAGGACGTCGACACTACCGAGGAAGACAACATGTTCTTCGTCGGTTCGCCCGCCATGCGGGCCTACCTCATGCAGATCCCGGAATTCCAGAAGGCTGAATACGTCGAGATCAAGCCCCTGATCGGGCCGGCTCGCCGATTCCGCCGCTGGGCGGGCTTCAACTGGATCTTCCATCCGCATCTTCCGAACGTGGGCACCAGCAACGAGCAGTGCTTCGCGTTCCATCGCTCGGCCGTCGGCCATGCGGTGAACACCGGCGAGATGGACGTCCGCGCCGGCTACAACGAGGAGAACGCCTACTACTGGGCGCGCTCCTCCATCTTCATGGGCTCGGCGTTGCTCCAGAACACCGGTGTCGTCGTGGTCAACCACGACGGCTCGAAGTACACCTGACGGGAGGGACTGATGGCATATACGACAGGCACTCTCTCCTATCTGGCGGGTGGACCGCTCGAAGGCGCGTGGAAATTGTGGGAGTACACATCCACGGATTCGATCGCCGTCATCACCGGTTCAGGCTACATCACCGACGCAACCGCGAAGGGGATGGGAATCGGCGACTTCGTCATCGTCGCTAACCAGACCAACCCGCAGGGCTATATCCTGCAGGTGCAATCGATCACGGCGGCGTCCGGCAACACGCCCGGCACCGCGACGCTTGCGGTTCCGGCCGGCGTTGGCGGCGCCAACGTGGCGAACTTCCGCAATCTGATCGATGGCGGAGACGCGACGGTCAACCCGTGGCAGCGCGGCACCTCGTTCACCGGCATCGCCAACACGCTCACCTATACGGCCGACCGCTGGTTTGCCGTGGGTGGCGCGTCGTCGTCGATCTCGGTGTCCCAGCAAGCCCAGACCGGCGTGCTGGGATTCGCCCAAGCGTTCCAGTTCGGTCGCGCCAATGCGAACGCGAATACGGCTGTCATCAATTTCGGCCAGGTCGTCGAAACACTCGACAGCTATCGGGCGCAGGGGCAGACCGTCACGCTCTCGTTCTGGGCACAGGCTGGTGCGAACTGGTCGCCGTCGAACGGCACGCTCAACGTGTTGCTCGCAAGCGGCACGGGGTCGAACCAGTCGGCGACGAACCTGGTTGCGGGATCGTGGACGGGATATTCCTCGCTCACGCTGACACCGCAGCAGAACCTGCAGCCCAATTCTTCGCCGTCGACTTCGGTACTGGCGCCGGCGGCGAATATCGGCCAACAGGTCACGACGAGCTGGCAACGCTACGCGTTCACCGCGACGGTTCCCAACGGCTGCACGCAGCTCGGCGTGCTGTTCAACGCAACGCCGGTGGGCACTGCGGGGGCGGCGGACTTCGTGCAGATCATGGGCGTACAGCTCGAGATCGGCGCCCAGGCGACGCCCTACGAGCACCGGGATGCGGAGGTGGAGCTGGCCATTGCCCAGCGCTACTTCTTCAACGTTCCGGAGCCCGGATCGGGCGTGGTGGTGGGCACCGGCATGGTCGGGGCGACCAACTCGGAAATCATCTTCATTCCTCTTCCGGTGCAGATGTACAAGGCTCCGACCGTCACGGTTTCGGCCGGCTCGTTCAAGTTCAATCTCACAGGAACTGCCACGGCAGTAGCGGGCTTTGCGGCCGGGTCGACACACACGCCGAACTACATCAGCGTGGTCGGCACCACGGCCGCCACTTCCGGCCAGGCAACGTTGTTGCAGGGCGGCGGCGGTGCCGGATTCGTGCAGGCAAGCGCCGACTTCTAAAGCTCTTCCAACAAGACCAGCCGGGCCCCGCGCGGGCCCGGCTGCAGCCCCCAACCTCTCCCCCAATCGAGTCGGCAACAGCCGCGCCGTTGTGGGGAGGGTCTCCGCGCTCATTGCGCCATGATGGCCCAAAAGTCACAGGACTGATCCATGACCACGCAGCTGTTCCTTTACAACGAAGCGCTTGGACATCTCGGCGAACGCCAGCTCGCGAGTCTATCCGAGCCACGCGAGCCCCGCCGCGTGCTCGATTCATATTGGTCTGACGTGGTCGGCTTCTGCCTGTCGCAAGGCCTGTGGAAGTTCGCCAGGCGCACCGTCCAGATCGACAACAGTTCCTCCATCACACCGCAATTTGGCTTCAATTTCTGCTTCGCCATTCCGAACGACTGGGTCCGGACAATCCTGGTCTCGACCTCCCCCAACATGGACCCGCCGCTTCTGCAATACAGCGACGAAGCAGGGCTGTGGTACGCCAACCTGACACCGATCTATGTCTCCTACGTTTCGAATGATCCCACCTATGGGATGAATATCGGCGCCTGGCCGGAGCATTTTGTCGACTATGTGTCGCTGCGCCTCGCCCGTCAGGCTTGCCTGCGCATCACCGCCGACAAGGAATTGAAAGCCGGCCTGCTCAAGGAAGAGGACCGTGCCCGACGCGTGGCCAAAGCCGAAGAGGCGATGGATGAGCCACCCGGGCTGCCGCCCGTACCGTTCTGGGCGCGTGCACGGCGCGGTGCGTTCGGGCCCGGAGGGCTGTGGCTCGGTGGCGGGACCGGCGGATCCGTTGTCACCGGCCCACAGGGGAATGATTGATGCGTGCAAATGCCCCTCTCTATTCCCTCAACGCCGGCGAGGTCTCAAAGATCGCGCTCGCGCGCGTCGATGTGGCCAAGCTGCGCATGGCAGCCGCGTGCCAGGTCAACTGGCTGCCGTACGTGGTCGGGCCCATGTCAATGCGCCCGGGCCTGTTCTATGTCGGCGAAGTGCTCGGCGATGCGCCCGCGAAGCTCTTGCGGTTTGTCTTTTCGAAGCTCGATACCGCATTGATCGAGCTTACCGCAAACAAGATGCGCGTTTGGATCAATGAGGTGCTGGTCGCGCGGGTTGCTGTCGGCACCGCCATCGGCGATCCGTTCTTCCAGAACCTCGGCAGCTGGTCGACGTCGAACACCACATCGGGGGCATCAGCAACGATCGCCTCCGGTATCTGCACCCTCCAATGCCAGCCGGTTGGCGGCCTTGCCCAAATCCAGCAGACCATCTCGATCGCCAACCCGGATCTCGGCAGGGAGCACGCAATCCGCATCGTCATCACCCAAGGGCCGGTCGTGTTCCGCCTCGGCTCGACTGTGGGCGCTGCCGACCTCATCCCACA